CTGAGCCGCAAACTTTGCGCGGCAGGGTCCGAAGTCTCTGGCGGTGGAGTGAAGTCGATTGCGCCGCCGATACCGACCCAGGTGCGTCCGTCCCACGTCACGTCGGTCGGCGCTGTAGCGTAGAGGATCGCGCTGGCCGTCGCACCTACGGAAGCTGTCGTCACAAGGTCGAGCAGCCAGACATCGGCGTATCCGCTTTTTGCGCTGATCGCGGTCTGCATCGCGGCAGATAGTGTCCTGCTCATTTAAGCCGTCTCACGAAACGTGACCTTGAGGCCGGCGATGAACTCGCTCGGTCCCGCGCTTGGCATCGCGTAGTCTATGATGACAGCAGTCATTAACGCGCCGGAAATCGTCAGCGCTGCGTTGTTGGCTGGCATCGACCCCGCGAGGATAGGCGGCAAGATCGCCAACGTAGAGAGGCCGCTGCCGTTAGATGCGGCGTCAGCCGTAACTCGAAACAAAACGCCCAAGCCGGCGATCGTGAAACAATCACCCGCCTTCATCCGGTTGGCTGCTGCCGCTGTCCACCCATCCGTATCAAGGCTGGTGCCGCTTTCCGAAGCGCCATTGACTAGCGGCGTCCCGCCGCCGGCACCGTTCGCCGCTTTCCCCGATCCCGGCAGCAAGTAGTGCGTCAGCGTGGACGATGTGCCCGTGCTGTACAGGCTCTCTATCGTCGTTAGCAGCTCTTGAACGTCTTCGCTTCCCGCCGGTAGAACCGGCCACGTCTCAGTCCATGTGCGGCCTTGTGCGGCTTCAGAACGCGTTTGCACTGCGCCCGACTGGCCGATGCTAATCAGTGGGCCGATCACCTTCGGATATGTGACGCTTGCCGGTGGGACTGCTCGCGGGAACGCTGCCATCTTCTAGGCTCCCTGCAAGGCTGCGCGGTAGCCGATTGAATCTTTGGCGGCGGTTGCCACCACGTTTGCGATTTCGCCGCCTTGTTCTCGGATGAACCGCGCAGCGTCACGTCCGTCGACCGCGCTCACGTTGAAGTTGATGACTTGGTTGACCTGCGGCGAAAGGGATGAGCCCCTGCTGGCTACAAGTTGATTGATCTGCGGCGAAAGAGATGTGCTTCTGCTGGCTACCATCGCGGCGCTCGTCCCGTCACCTATCCCACCGGGGAGTCCCTCGAAGACCCGACCGAAGTTCATTGCTTCGCCTACCGGGGCGGTGAAGCCGGTCAAGTCTTTCAGCCACTCAGCAAAGTCTGACCCAGCTCCCACCTTGTCCTTGAATATCCCTGTGACGGCCTTGAATATCAAAAACTTCATAGCAAGCTGGACAAGCTCGTTTTTGATCCAAGTGAAGAAGCCCTTGAACGCATCCTTAGAGCCCTGGGCCATATCCGTCATTCGTCCCACGAATTTATCGGCAATGCTTTTGCCTATTTCTTCCATCTTGAGCGCAAGATCGTCCACCGGCTTAATGATATCGGCAATGGCAGGGGCGACAGGCGCTAACGCTGGCGATACCCCAGCCCCGAAGTCCTTAGCGGCCTCAAGGCCACCGTTGAACGCTAATTTGAAAGCCGCGCCCAGCGCCCCAGCCTGAAGTTCTAGCTGCCTGTCTGTCTCTTTTATCGCTATGCGGTTTGCTTTGATCTCCTCCCATTCCGCCTTAACTCCCGCCCAGTCTAGGCGTCCAGCATTTTTAGCCATATCAGTCACGTTCACAAACATCTCGCCCATGTTCTGAAAGTTTGTGATGATACCCCCGATGAATTTTCCGATAAACTTCACTGCCTCAACAAATACCATCGCCCATGCGCTGATGATGCCCGTGTTTTCTATGATCTTTTCCTTGAACTCGATGAACTTTTGCTCGTTCTCCTCAAGCGATTCAAGGATGTCTTTGAATGCTGGCATCAAGGCGGTTGCTACCGCATCGCGGATTTCTTTGAAACGAGCAGTGAGCCTCTTGGCTACGTTAGCGGCTGACCCTTGCGTTCGGTTCAAGTCTCCGATTGCACTTCCCGCCCTTTCGGTGATCAGCGTCAGGGTGGCCGCAGCCTTTTCTTGCTGGGTGAGCGACGATGCTACGTCCTTTCCAGTCTGAGCGAAGGCTTTGGAAATCACGTCAGCCTCCAAGATGACAATGCCCAGTTGTTTCATCTGCTCTCGCTCACCTGTAAGCGCAGAGTTGATGCCCATCAAAACCTGCTCGGTCGGCACATTGTTGAAGCTGGAAAGATCGCCGGCAAGTTTCGTGATTTCGATCGCGAATTCACCCGAGGCTTTTTGCGAGAAGCCGAGCCCTTGAGCGATGGCACCAGTAGTAGCGACTAAGCCCTTTGCCTCGTTGATTGAGAGGCCCGCTTTGGCAGCGAAGTTGTCGAGGAACGCCGACACCTCTCTAGTGGCAGCGGACCCGAATACAGTCCTGAACTTCGAGCCAGTTTCTTCAATGGAGGCACCAAGGTCGAAGACCTTCTTCGCACCCCACGCTATTCCGGCAATGACACCGGCAGCAACCGCAGCCTTCCTGCCCATGTTTTTCAAAGCTGTGCCGAGCTTCAATGTCCCAGCTCGAAAGCCCTTCATCCGTTTCTGGGCCTTCTCCATTTCACGGGTGAACGCGCTTGTCGTGGCCTTCAGGATGACGTTGAGCTGTGAGATGATCATCAGCTATCGCCCTTTTTGCATTCGCTGTTCGACTCTTGCGCTCATGTCGGCTTGCTCCTGTTGCTCCGCTTTGATGCGTCCCCGAGCGATCCACTCGGCGAACTCGCTACTGCTCATTCGGTCCTGAAGCTCTCCGACTGGCAGCCCCAACATTTCAGCCAAATCGAACCAAGCTAGTCTGCTAGGGCTGCTTCGGAGTTTTTTTCAAGTTCGTCAACATCGCTGTCCGTGATTCCACTGAGCCGACACGCCACCTCAAACAACTTGTTCAGCGCTGTAGCGGACTTGTCGCCCAGCAGCTCTGCTTCCTTCGCAGTGAACATCCGCTTCCCTTCTTCGTCCACTACCGACAAGGCTACCAGCCGCGCCCTCATGTTTGTCATCTTGAGGTTGCGCTGCTTATCAAGTGAGCCTTCTTCAAAAGCGTCTCGCTCGCGCCCACGCAACTCTCGGACAACGACCGAGCCGTTCCATTCTGGCACTTCGATTTCTTCGGTTTTCAGATCGTCAGCTTCAAGGATCTGATCTCTGCTCAGTCTAGCCATGATGCTTTCCTGCCATTCAAGGGGAAGGGATTTGCTGCGGTTTAGCTGGTGGCGCGTGTCAGCGCTGTTGCCGACTGGAAAGTTGCTGTAGTCATTGCCTGGTCGCCGACTGACCCGCCGATTGGCGTGTAGCTTTCGAGGATGCCCGAACCAGAATAGCTGGGGTTCGTAGAAGACACCGATGCTGCCACTGGCTTAATAACTAACGTCGTGGCTGTTGTGCCGATGCCCAAGCAAGCCGATATCGTCGCGTCGACTTTCGATGCAGCATAGTCTTGCAGGAACTCAATCGTGCAGCTCCAACTCGCTAGACCCGCAGCGTTGGACGTGAACGCATCGCCCATCGCGGTATCGTCTAGCATCGCCTGCGACGAGTCGATCGTCACCGTGCGAACATGATCAGAAAGGTCGACTGAGTTGACGACGACGGATGCGTTGTTGAGTACGAAAGATGCCATTGGAAACTCCTAAGAAACTGCTAGTGAAATGATGAAGTCGAAGGAGCCCGAACCGGACACCGTGAAATCGACGCGCCAGTATGCGTCGGTGATTGCGCCGGCAGCAGATTTCATTTCTGCCCCTACGGCGCTAAAGGTGCTGTGCGTGATTCTTGTCGTCGGGCTAGAGAAGCCTGACGCGCTATCAGACTTCACCGTGCAGACTAGGCTTCCCGACGCCGCTAGGACATGGAGCCCGCTGTAGATCGACTGGGTAGCTGATACGGCTCCGAGGTTGTTCACGTCAGACGACGCGCCGCTGGTTCGCGCTGTTCCTGGCGCAATCATAATCTCGCCATGAACGGCTTTCTCACCGCGCCCTTCGCCGCTGACCTTGAAGGCGAGCATTTCACCGACAGTGCCGCCAGCGATCGGGTTGTATTCCGCAGTCGTGAGCTTCGTGAAAATCGCGCGCGAGCCTACCGCCGAATCGACTGGGGTCACCGTTACGACAGTGTCGTCAGAGCCTAGGCTCGTATAAAGCACTGAATCGCTAGAGCTGTTCCAGTACCCCTCCCCTTCAAGAGTGACCGACGATAGGCCTTGCGCGTTGGAAACTGTGGAATCCCCGTAGGTCGTGTCTTCGACTGGGTTGCCGGCTAGGTCGAGGCCGATGGCGTTGAAGTCCGACGCCAGGCTGTAGCCGCCCCAGTAGAGGCCCACGTTGTTCTGAACAAAAGTCGCCATGTCTACTCCCTGTAAGCGATGCTGAAATCTTTCTGACAGGTGAACACGTCGCTCGCCATGTCAAAGCTCTCGAAACTCGACTGAGGCCAGCAGCCATCTACAGCCGGCGTCGTAGCCGTTGCGCTGTAGTAACCGATTGAAGCCTTCACTGCTGCCGCAAGGGTGCGCGAGTTCTCTGGCGTATCCGCCTGACAACTAAACCGGAACCGCGAAATCACAACGCCGGGATCACTGACCATAGCCGGCGGGTTCACCTCGGATATCCTTTCATAAACGACGAGCGGCAGGCTGGCGTCCGCTGGCCGTCGTATGGGATAACAGCGAGTTGAGACAAGGTTGGTCACTGCTGCCGTCGCCTGAAGCCTCGCGTAAATCACGTCCTCAATCTGGTCAGCCATTTCGCTTGACCTTTTTCCGTATCATGTCGCTGAGTTCTTGCTTGATCTTGCGGTCTGCTGCG